CATATATAAAAAAAATGATATTAAAAACATATAAATATTAATAAACTAATAGTAAGTAAAATGGAAAATGAATTTAAATATTCATGTGATAAGTGTAATTATAATTGTAATTATGATTCTGAATGGCTAAAACATTGTAATACAGAATTACATAAAACTGGAAAAAGAAAGACTAGAAGTGATTTAAAAGAACCATTAAAATGTAAAAATTGTCTTTATACAACAAAAAATAAAACAATGATGAAACAACATATTTTAAATATGCATTCAACAAAAGAACAAAGAGAAAAAGAATTTAAATTTTATTGCAGATGTTGTGATTTTGGAACATTTTCAAACGATTTATTTCAAAAACATGAGGAAAGTACTAAGCATAAAAATTATATTACAATTAGTTAATTTTTGTTGTTTAATTGATGGAAACATCAGAGATGTAGTTCCATTTCCAGTTTCATATGAAGAATGTGAATATTAATTAAAATTAATTATTTTAATAATTCAATTATATTTGCTTTATCATCAAATATCCATATCACATACAAGTAAGCTAATTTTTTTGCAGCTTCTTGTTTAAGTAAAACTTTATTTTTTTTATAATAATATTTTTTTTTAAAATAATATTAATTAATTTAATTATATTAATGAATTTAAATCCTACTACAATTTCAGAATATAAATTTGATAAAGATTTAAATAACAACATTGAACAAAATTTAAATCTTGACATTAAACCAAATTTAAATTATTGGGCAAATAGTCCTGTAAAAGTTGAAAATTCTCTGTCAGATTCGGTAAATAAATCTTTCCAAATAATATCAAATGATATACTTTTAATTAAAATGGAAAATATTATTCAAAAACATCCTTATAAATTAAACTACAAAGTAAATGATTCAAATTTATCTTTAGATAAATTATGTGATTTTATAAATGAAAATTATATTGAAGAATCAAATTCACAATATAAATTTATATATACAACAGATTTATTAAAATATTACACAAAAAATTCTCTTGTAATAAGTTTTTATTCATTACAAACAGAAACTCATAAATCAAAAATGATTGGTTTAATTATAGGAAGAAAAAGTGAATTACATATTCAAGATAAAATATTTGATACAGTAGAAGCAAACTTTTTAACACTAAATCCAAAAGTTAGAAATAAAAATTTAACATCACTTATTGTAAGTATTTTAACAAAAGAATTAATTTTAAATTATTCAATAGGAACAGCTCATTATACTATTAATAATCCTATAAAAGCCCCACATTATTCTTTAAAATATTATTATCATCGTATGATTAACATACCAACGCTTTTTAAAAGCGAATTTATATCAACGGATTTATCAACTGATTTATCACCCATTGACCAATATATAAGAATGTATAATAATTTTAAAAATTTTTTACCCAATCAAAAAATATTATACATTAATAAAAAAAATGTTCCAGACACAAAAACTACACCTAATGATTTTATAGATTTGGTGTGTCAAAACATAAATTCATATTCCAAATTCAAATATAAAATTTATGAATATATTAAAAGAGAACAATTAACAGAATTATTCGAAAGTGAATCATTTCATCATTTTATATTTTTAGAATCTAATCCTGATACAGGTAAATTAGAAATTAAAAATTACATTTGTCTAAATGAATTAAAAACTTTTAATTCTAAAACAAATGAATATTATTTAAATGGATATATTTATACAGGTTTTTATACAAATAATATTGATGTTGTAATTGAAAAATTGTCTCAATATATATACACAAATAAAATACTTGATATTATAACATGGTCTGATTTATTTGATGTTGATAATTCTTGTGTATTAGCAGTTAAGGGGAGTGGATTTTTAAAATATTATTTATATAATATTCAAATTTATTCTATTTCAAATCAATTTAATGGATTAGTCACATTATAATATTTAATATTTAATGTTTATTATTTAATAAATAAAAATCAATTATATAAATTTAAATTTAATGTATATTTTATTAGAGTTATTACTAATTATGCAACCATAACACTTTGAGGTTGTTCATATTGTTCTTCTTCATTTTCTTCATCTAATTTTCTTTGTTGTTCTTCAGCTTCTCTAGCTAATTTTCTTGCTTCTTTTTCAGCTTTATATTGTGCTTTTTCAACTTCTTGAGCTTCTTTTTCTGCTTTCTTTTGTGCTCTCTTGACATTGTTAGAAATTGTAACTTTGTAATGATCATTAATTGTTTTTAACCATTCTTCTTTATTTATACCTAATTTCATTCTATTTTGCAAATAAAATGCATATCCAGATTCAAATTCTGTAACAATATTTCTTAAAAGAGTTGATTCATTAGTTTCCTTGTAAACAACTTCATTTGGATTTTTTGCGTCCTTTTTCATAATTTCTTTTTTATCCCTTGGATATTTATTAATCATTTTTGATTCAATAAATTTATATTGTTCCATTGAAGAATTATGTTTTGTAACATAAAATAATAATTTGTTTGAAGGAAATCTAAAACTAATTTGATATTCATTATCTACGGCCAATTGAATAAATTCTCTCCACCTATCTGCTCTACATGCTATTAAACATAAAACAATTTTTTGTGTAGGTGTTTCACCTCCCATCAATTTACTAACTTCTTGTAAACACCATTGTCTTGATGCTTCAATTGCGTCTTCAGATGTTTTTGAATTAGTATATAGGGATGGATAATTGTTAGCATCAATACATTCAACTGATTCGATTGGATCATCTAATAGGTTTTTTTTAACCCAAGTAGTTCTACCAGAGAATGGGGAGCCTGATACGAAAATTAATTGTTTTGACATATTATATTTTATTTAGTTAATCTTTGAAATGGTTATATTATAATTTTTTTTCAATTTTTTTTGTATATTTCAACTTTTTTATAAATAAAACCTTATACATATATGATTATTACCATCATTATAATAAAAAAATTAATTAACACCATTAGAATCAATGATATGATTTTGAACTATTAATGCCATAATATCATTTGAATTACTTAAAAATATTATCAATTATATAAATTTTATTATATTGTACTTTGATATCTTTTATTTTCTCAATAATAATTTTTTCTATCAAAATATTAAGATTTATTATATTCTTTGTAAATTTCTTGATATAATTTTTTATAATGCTCTAGTCATATCATAATTAGTACTAATCTATTTTACTATTTTTATTCAATTTTTATCTTGCTGATATTCTATAACAACAAAATCAAATAAATTAATTTTATTACCATTTTGATCCAAATAATTTTCTAACGTACTTTTCCAATCTTTATCCATCTTGTTCACAAACCAAAATAATATTTCAGGATAATTAATAGGAATACCTTGATAATTATCAGGATAGTTTATTTTTTTGATGACATTTGTATCAGACATAACTACATTTTGTTCCAGAACCAAATTATTCCCATATGACAAATCAGCCTTAGATGTCAAATAATCATCCTCACATATCCAATAATCATTATCCCAATCCATAAAATCATCCATTTCAAGAAAACGAATAAATCCTTGAAAAAAATTTACAATTGAAGAAATTTCTGGTGTTGTGGATTCAAATTTTCCTTCAATATTATATCCTATACATTTACCCATATTATTATCATAATGGTATACTTCTCCAATTTTATTTCCTAAACTTGTTAGTTTAGTAATTTTACATAATAATTCCTTACTTATATCTTTCATAGGAATAAAAATTGCTCTTGGTTGAAAATTTTTAGAATCTGATACACAAGCAAAATATGTTGTCATTTAAATATTTTATGATAATACAAACTATTGATAATAATATTTATATATAAATAATTATTCAATTTTTATTATGGTATATCCCAGTCATTACTTACAACATGTAATAGTGGATAAATGTCTGAATTATATAATGATTTAATAATATTACTTGTTAAAATATCATATTTTAATTCATTTGAAAAAATATAATTAGTTTTAATTTTACCTTTTAAATCATTATATCCATCATATTCAAAAAAAAATATAAAATTTGTAAATTGAATTTTAAGACTAAATTTTAAGTTGTCATTAAAATAATTATTAGATTCAAAATTAAAACTAATTATTTCAAATTCATTTGAAATTTTTTTTTTTAACAACCCAATATCTTTTTTATCTATTTGATCGATAACATATTCATTATTATGAAAATTTTCTATTAAATAATTTTTTTGCCCAATTAAAAATTTTTTTATTTTTTCATTTTGATTTTTTTTGTTGTATTCTCCAATAAAATCATTTATTTGATTTATAGTTATTTCTTTATTTTCAAAATCTAATTTATTAAATTCTTTTTTAAATTTTTCTACAATTTTTGATGTCATTATTTGCAATATTATTATATATTTACTAATTAATTAAATTTGATTTCAATTTTTTAACTTATTTAAACATACATTTTGTTATTTATATTAACAATATGTATGATTCAGATTTAATTGATAATTCAAATACTTCATCAATAGCTGAATTTATAGCAGCAAATGCAATAGGATTACAAAATGAATATATTAATTGTAATCGTTATATGACTTTAAAAATGAAAAATGAATCGAATTTTAAATATAATATTGATAATCTAACAACTAAATCTTATGTCAATAAAAATTCCCAATCCAAATTTTTATATGAGTTAGAACAACAAGAATTAGACAAAGAATTATCTGAATTAGAATTTGCAATAAAATCTGATTTAGAATCAGAACAAACAAATTATGTATCCAGATTAAAATATTCATTAGAAAATAATTCTGCAGAAGTAGATTTATGTTATGATAATATCACATGGACTAATAAATTATGGGATGGTGAAAAATCATTTATATCTTTCATAGAAAAATATAGTAATAACAAACAAGATTTTGGATTGTATGATATATATATTAAAATAGAAAAAACTAATGGAGAATTTAGTAAAAAAGATTTATTAAAATTTAAAGATTTCAAAATAAATTTTGAAATAGGAGGTTGTAAAATTATTGAAAAATATTTTTTTAATATTTGTTTTTTTGAACTAATACAAAATGAACAAATTATAATAGAACCTAATATACTTTATTTAAAGGCTTTTACTTTTGAAAACATGAAATATGGAATTCCCGTAAAATTTTTAGGATGTCATAATGTCAGTATTGTATCATGTGGATTAAAAAAAGATTCCCATTCTAATTATAATATTGATGTGATATTTTCTGGAAAAAATTTATTTGGGTTGAATATTGATGTTGATAAATATTGTTTACAACAATTGATTATTCAAAATCAAATTGAATATCCCATAAATAAAATAAACTCAGGTGATAAAATTAAGTTATATTTTAGTCATCCTACTTCTATAATATTGTTTTTTCTTTATGATAGAATAGAAGATAATATAAATGATAGTTTGGATGATATACTTGATGATTTTGAACTTGATAATTTATCAATTGATTCTGTAGGAATTGGTTTGGAAGGAATTGGTTTGGATGAAAATTATATTTGGTGGGATGATCAAGAATTGATTAAAATAGATTTTATGGGAATTAAATTATGTGCGGCATGTATTGATCCACAGCTACGTTACTATAATAAATTTTGTTCATTTGCTAATATGGACTTTGATCCTAAAACTATTAAATCAATTAATTTTTCTAGAATTGATTGTACAAAAATAATTATAAATTATGATTCTGATAAAAAATATAATCTTTTCATAAATGCTCTAAATATCAATATATTAAGTATGATGTCAGGAATGGCAGTAATTGCATATGCGAGCTAAATTAAATAAATAAAAAATATCTAAGTGTAAAAATCTATATAGAAATAATTATTAAATAAATAAATCAATGCAAGATTTTGATTTAAATGACAATAAATACAACTATTATAAAAACACTTATAGTGGGGGTGAAATATTGGCTGAAATAGCATACGGGAAATTAAATACTTATTTAAATTGTTCAGGGAATTATAAAAGATCTGAAATATTTAAAGATAAAAAAAAATTTGTAGAACAACATTTTGTTGAAAAACATCAATATTCCAAATATCTAAATGATTTAGAAGATTATGAATTTGAAAAAGAATTAAATTATGGGATAGAAGATATTTTAAAACAAGATTTAGAACTAGAAGCATCAAATTATAATTCTAGATTAAATTATTCAATTGAAAATGATTTTGTAGAATTGGATTTGTGTTGTGAAAATATAACTTGGAAAGAAAGATTATGGGATGGAGAAAAATGTTTTGATATTCAAATAAATGACAATCAACTAAGACATTTTTCACTTTATGATATTTATGTTAAAATAGAAAAAACCAATGGAGAATTTGTTCAAAAAGATTTATTAAATTTTATGAATTTTAAAATAGATTTGAGCATTGGTTTAGATTCTCTTATGCAAAAAGATTTTTTTACCATGTGTTTTTTTGAATTAATTCAAAATGAACAAATTCAAATAGAACCAAATATTTTATATTTTAAAGGTTTTACTTTTGAAAATATGAAATATGGAATACCAAATTATTTATTAGAATCAAATGATATCAAAATTTTATCCAAAGATCTTAACGAATTTATACATTCCAATTATAAAATAGATATTATTTTATCGGGTAAAAATTTATCTAAAATAGATATTAATCCTGACCATTTGTTTAATGGATATAATCAAATGTTTGTTGGTTCACAAGTATATATTCACAATCATAAAATAAATTCTGGTGAAAAGATTAAATTTTATTTTGATCATCCATCATCTCTCTTTATGTTTTTTTTATTTGATATGGAAAATTTTAGCGATGATTATGGGTTTGAACAAGAATTCACAAATCCTTCAACTAATTCATTTGGTATTGAAATAAATAATCAATGTATATGGTGGGATGAACAAGAATTCATAAAAATAGATTTTATGGGTATTTTATTATGTGTTATTTGTATTGATCCTCAACTAAAAGATTATAAAAAATTTTGTGAATATTCTAATAGCAAATTTGACACAAAAACATTAAAATCCATTAATTTGTCAAGAATTGATACATTTAAAACAATGGTAGAATATGATTCTTATAAAAAATATCTTATTTATATAAATGCATTATATGTTAACATTATAGAGTTTACTAATGGAAAGATTAACTTAATTGGAAAAAATTTATAAATTATTTAGTATTATACTTTTTTTTTTTTTTTTTAATTATTAAAATTAATTTAAGATTTTAATAATATTATTTATCAAGTAATAATAAAGTTATGTCACTAAACACTAATGTTAATATGAATGGTTTTACAGGATTGGATTCGAGTATGATAGGAGGAATGAGTAGTATGAGTGGAATGGGAGGTTTTGGAGGTATGGGTGGATTTTCAGGTGTAACATCACAATCCCAAGTACTTTATCAATTACAATCAATTTTACAATTACAATTATTTAAAAACTTTTCCACAGGTAATTTTTTTATTGATACTCTAGCACAATTATTTTTAATGACTTTAATAACGTATTTATTTACTCAAATAAAAACATTGTTGGACAAAGCAGGTTTAATGATCAGTTGGATATTTTATAAATCAATTGATTTGGTCAAATGGTCATATTCAAAAATATTAAATACCCCAATAAAACAAGTTAAAAATGTGGATATTCCATATATTTCAGATAATAGAAAAATTAATGAATTATACAAAGCTGTTAGTTGGTATTTATCAACAAATTCTGAAATTGATTATACAAAAGAAACAGATTTACAATATGTATATGAAAAACCAATTGTTCCTGAAAATATACATTATATTAAATCAAATTTAGCTCTAAACAAAATAATGAGTCAAAATAAAAAAAAAGAAATTAAATTTAAAAATTATATAATAAAATATGAATTAGGTACTGAATTAGTTACAATTTATACTGATAGAGAAAAGAAAAGAGAAAATTACAAAGTTAAATTATGGGTAGAAATAGACCAATTTGTAAAATCAGATATTTTAGAAGAATTTTGTCAACTTTGTATAACCAAGTATTTAGATAGTTTAACTTCAAATACTTGGAAACAGCAAATATTTATAAACAAAGAAGATAAATGGGTTGGTGAAAATTCAAATAATACTAGAAAGCTTGATACGATTATTTTACAAAATAGTTTAAAGGAAGAAATCAGAGATGATTTTATGCGATTTATTAATTCTGAAGATTGGTATAATTCTTTAGATATTCCTTTTAATCGAGGATATTTATTTTATGGAAGACCTGGAACTGGTAAAACTTCTTTAATTAGAGGATTAAGTTTACATTTTAAAAGACATATACATTTTTTAATGTTGCAAAATATTAAATCTGATGTAGAATTATTAGATTTATTTAGAGGAATCAATTACAAAGAAACTATTTTAGTTATTGAAGATATTGATGCAATGGTTTCAGCTGTTAAATCTCGTGATTCTGTTAAAAATAAAAATTCAAATTCAGATTCAGATTCAGATTCAGATTCAGATACAGAATCAGATTCTGATTCAAAATCTAACAAAACAAAAACCGATAAAAAACTTAAAAAATTAATGAGAAAATTAGAAAGACAAAATAAGGAATTGGAAAAACAAAATAAACAAATTGATACTCCAGGATATAAAAAAAGAGATGTAGGATATGATTTAAATTCTAATGATAAAGAAAAAAAATCAGGTATAACATTGTCTGGATTATTAAATGCAATTGATGGTGTTGTTAGTTCTCCTGGAAGAATTTTAATTATGACAACAAATCATCCAGAAGTATTAGATGATGCTTTAGTTAGACCTGGTAGATGCGATGCAAAATACCAATTTGATTTCTGTAATAAGGAACAAATAAAAGAATTATTTCAAATGTTTTTTAATACTGAAGCACCAGCACAACAATTAGCAAATATTAAAGCATCTGAATATTCTCCAGCTCATATTACATCAGTATTTTTACGATATAGAAATGAACATCATAAAGCATTAGAACATTTGGATGATTTAGAACAAAAAGTAACTATAAAACCTCTTGTTGAAAATAATTTAGAAAATGATTCTAATAAAAATAATTTTAATTCAACAAATGCTAATTCAATCAAAGATAATGTAAAAATCCAAAATATTTTAAGAACTTTACCAAATATTAATAAAAATAATAATTTTATTAGCAAAGAAATATATAATATAAATAATAATTATCAAATTGTGAATGATATAGATAATGATGTAAATGAGGAAGCAAAATTAAAAGAGGAATATTTTCAAGATAATAATATTTGTGTAAATTAACTCAATAATTTCTCTAATATCACCATTTTTAATAAATTTTTCTATTAAGGATGGTTTTTTTCACAATACATGTTTTTTTATATTTAATACCAATTAAATATATTATTATTTTATTTCATTTCATTTTTTTAAATATACTAAATATTAGATAATATATGATATATAAAAATAAAATTTACCTATTAAAACAATTAAATGCTATATTAAACTATTAGAATAATTTAATATAAAAATAAGTTTAAAAGTCTTGATATGTAGATTCAAAATAATTTGCTTTAAATTCTTGCATTTCTATTTGATATGGAATAATTTTATCTTTTTTAGAATAATTCTCACTAGCCAAACAAGGACGAATATTTTTCCAACTAAAACATTCTTTGATGTCTGATTCTTTAGACAAGTCAAATGATGCACATGGTTTTACATGATCCAAATGCCAAATTTCACCATAATTATCTAATCTCATTATACCATAAAGCTGAAATTCAATCCAATCCTTAAAAAATTTAGATGTACAACCTAAATATCTTCTTGATTTAGAGGGTTTTTTAAGATTTTGATTTATAAATGCATCATACATTCTAGCTCTCATCAATCTTTCCATTTTAAATCCTGGGTCAATTTTCATTTTTATTTTTTTATAATTATTAGTCTGATTAATAATTTGCTTTGCATTTTTTTTGTAATATTCTTTTCTATGTTTTAGAGTACATTCTTTACATCCTGCTCTAAATGTGCCTTTACATTTTGCTTGAAAAAAATTATCTAAAGTTTTTGTAATTCTACATATAGAACAAGTTTTATTATCGTTAAGATTAATTTCAACAGGTTTTAATAATACTTGTTTTTTCTTCTCCTCATATTTTTCTCTTGATTTAGTATTGATTTTTTCTCTATTTTCTATTTTATTTCTTCTTTCACATTCATATTCATTTTTGCATTTGATACACCAACATCCTCTGACTCTGACCAATTCTTTAATATATCCACATCTAGAACATCTTTTAATTGGAATAATCAAAGGATTTTCTAAATATTTTTTAAATAATTCAATTTCTTGCTTTATATTGGATATATCTTTGTTTAGTTCTGCTTGAATTTTATCATAATCTCTATTTGATAATAATGTTTTAATGTTATCAAGTTTAATGTTATCACTCATAAATATTATTGATGTTATAATTCAATATATAACTTAATTCAATTTTTATTTGTTATATTATAAAAATAATTTATTGGCTAAAATTAATAATTAAGCCATTTTCTTGGAAGATTTCTTGGAAGATTTCTTGGAAGATTTCTTTGCTCCACCTCTAATATATTGTTTACCCATTCAAACAATTAAATGCTCTATTAAATTCTCTTCTTGTTTCAATAGCTAATTTTAATGCCTCATCTTTACCATATTTTTTTACACTAAATTGTTTACAATATTCCTTACCATCTTGTTTAATTCTTGCTTTATAAGCATCATCTTTTGCAGAATATGTTACACCTAATTCTATTGCACCAGATGATTCAGATTTATTTCTATTATTATTATTTTCTTTGTGGGTAGTTTCTCTTAAATTACTTAAACAATTATTTAAAGGATTTCTATCAATATGGTCAACCATATCCCAACTTGTTATAAATTTATGATATTTATACATAACACCTCCAACCTCAATTGATGCATAATATTTAGAACCTTCATTTGAACTTTTTGTTGCAAATAAATTATATTTTTCAACAATATTTAAAAACTTATAATCTGTTATCATAATTTGGTCTTTACTTAATTTAACTTCAATTTTATTTTCATCTAAAATTTTTATCTTATTTGTAGTTAATCCATACATATCAGATAAATTATTTCTTATTTCAATTGCTTCCTTATAAACTGAATCTTTCGTGGTTGTATCAAATGATAAAGTTTTTGTTATGACCCCACTATCTGGTTTTTTAACAACAACTGTCCATTTATTTTGGTCTTTTCTTTGAAATACAGTTCCTACAAATTTACCCTTAATCCATTGATACATTGGTAAACCATCAGGGTTAGTTTTTTTATTTAAATCTGATTCTATATTAATAATATCTTGATTTAATTTTGAAACAAATTCTAATCCAATTAATTTATTATCAGATTCAATTAAATTTTCTTCTCTTAAATCAAAATCACATCCATTGGATAATTTAACTTTGGAAATATTTGATATCAAATCAGTAAGTAATTTATTAACTTTTGGAGATTCTACATAAGTAATATAATATCTATCATATCTTTTATCATGTTTAAATCCAATCCTATATTGTTCTATTAGACTTAAAAATTTACTGTTTGTAATAAATGTTTTATTTTGGTTTAATTGAATTTCAATCACATCTGGACTAACATATCTGTATTTGTTTGTAATTTTACCCAAATTATTATAATAATCGTACAAATATTTTTCTGCTTTAACTTTACAATCTTGTTTATCCACACAACCAATAAGTTTATCTGAATTGATAATATTTTTATATTTAAATGACCTTGATTGACCATCAAATCTAATTCTATATCCATCTTCAGTATCTATTAATTCACCAGGAACTTTTCCACCAACCCATTCTGAATTAAAATTTTTATTAGTTTTAATTTGGTTAATATCAGTTTGATATTCTTTAATGATTTTATTGGACAATGCAATTTTTCCAACTAATTCATTTGAATCAATTAATAGTTTATTAATATTTTTAATTTCACTAATATCTTTTGAATCAAATTTAATTTTAATATTTATTTCTGAATTTACTGATTTTATTTTATAAAATAATTTATCAATTAGTTCAAATTCTTTATTGATTTTTTGTTTTGAATTATTAATCAAGTCTTTTGATTTTGGTAAATTTAGTATTACAACTTCCAATTTCATTATAAAAAACTTTAATATATTTATACCTTAAATAAACATTAAATCTTTAAATCAATTTTTATTATACAAAAATATAATTTTAATAATCTTCACCACCTCTCAATCTGAGGACTAAGTGAATACTACTATCAGCTTGAATACCATAATCTGCAATAGTATTACCATCTTCTAATTGTTTACCATTGAATACAAGTCTCTGCTGATCAATGGGAATTCCTTCAATATCTTTAATCTTATCCTTGATAGAACTAATTGTATCTCCATCATTAACATCTAAAGTAATAGATTTTCCTTGGAGGGTTTTAATAAAAATTTGTTTAGAACCTTCTCCATCAAGTCCACCACCTCGGAGTCTGAGTACCAAATGAAGGGTTGATTCTTTTTGAATATTATAATCAGATAATGTTCTACCATCTTCAAGTTGTTTACCAGCAAAAATTAATCTTTGTTGGTCTGGTGGGATACCTTCTTTATCTTGGATTTTAGCCTTAACATTATCAATAGTATCAGACATTTCCACTTCTAAAGTGATTGTCTTTCCCGTGAGTGTTTTACAAAAAATTTGCATTATTACCTTCCTTTTGTTGTATTTATATATGATTTGTTCTATCAGAATGTATCCCATTCAATTTAAAAATCAATTTTTCCGATTCAACTTTTTTATATTATATAAAATCATATATTAGAAACCATCCTATCATCTAATATAGAATTAATAGCTATAGTACTAACAAATAATAGAAAATCTTTCTCATCCAAATCATTTTTCATTATATTAATTATAGCTCCTACCAATTGTATATTATCTTTAGTATAACCTTTTGAAGAGTCTTTTCTATCTATTGATAAATTAAAATCATTAATCCCATTATCTTCCAATACAATACTAGTAAGTTTTTCACCTGATAAAGCACATTTACCTTCTTGTTTATAATATAGATCTATAATATCTTGTTCAGTTATATTAAATTCTAAATCCTTGCTTCTTTTACTACAATTATGTTTACAACTTAAATAAGCTTTTTTTATAAAATTTTTAATATCTGATTCAACCCATTTTTTTGTTTTAATTCTAGAACATTTCTTACAATTTGATGCCAAACCATCAGATGCTATTTTACATGAATTAAACTCGTTTACATTTTGTTCTATCCCACACATACTACATATTTTATTACCTTCTGTAATTCTGGCTATATTTTTTTTACTATCACGTTCTTTAATACATTGTTTACATTGAGTCATTTTACCATTAGCCATATTACAATTATTACTAAAACTACTTAATGGTTTGTTAACTTTACATTTGGTACATACTTGAAATTCTTCCATACACAATAAATAATAATCAAATTATGTTTTTTTTCAACTTTTTTAATAAAAATTGAAAATAATATTTATTAGGAAATTTTAATTATATATATATGGAACAAATTACAGAAAAAGAATGTAGATTATGTGAGGAAACTAAACCATTAGATGATTTTAATAAATCTATTTGTGGTAAGTTTGGTTATGCTAATGAATGTAAAGAATGCAGAAAAGAAGCTAGAAAAAAATTAAATTTTTCAAGAATATTAGATGGAAATAAATTATGTAATAATTGTAATACAATAAAAGATGTTAGTGAATTTAGTAATGATTGTAAAAATTCTGATGGGTTAAGAAGTACTTGTAAAACTTGTTCAATAAATCACATATATAATTATGGTTCAACATTAGATGGTTTTATTAAAATGTTATATTATGATTTAATATCAAATGCTAAAAAGCGTTATATTTCAGTAAATATAACTATTGATGACATTAAATCACAATATAATAATCAAGTAGGATTATGTGCGATGACAAGATTCAAAATGACATGGATTAAACATCCTAATGAATCTGAAACACATATAAATAATAAATTTAATATATCAGTAGATAGAATTGACTCTAATAAAGGATATACAAAAGACAATATACAATTAGTTTGTGCAACAGCAAATATAATAAAAAATAAATTACCTCAAGATAAATTTATTGAAATATGTAAAAAAATATCAAAAAATAAAAATTTAATAAATTAAAAATATTTTTATATTATAAAAAAATTGAATAAATATTATTTAGATAATATTTAATTATAATATATAAATGTTAAGAAAAATCATTACTAATCCAACAAATATTAAGATATTCAAAATTTATCGCTGGAATCCAGAATCTAAAGCTAAACCATATGTATCTACATATTCTGTAAATATTAATGAATGTGGTCCTCTTATAAATTTTTTTATAAAACAAAAATTTTATGAGGCTCGGAGAGTCCAATGGTTTTAGATGCTTTAGTAAAAATTAAAAGTGAAATAGACCCTACATTAACTTTTAGACGTTCATGTCGTGAAGGTATATGTGGTAGTTGTGCTATGAACATTGATGGTTCAAATACATTAGCTTGTTTATCATATATAGATAAAAAATCAAATAATATTTGTATGATAAATCCATTACCACACATGTATGTTATTAAAGATCTTGTAACTGATCTTTCTAATTTCTACGAACAATATAAATCCATAAAACCATGGTTACATACATCACATAATATATTAAATGGAGAACAATTACAAACGCAAATAGATCGTAAAAAACTTGATGGGATGTATGAATGTATTTTATGTGCTTGCTGTTCAACATCATGTCCATCATATTGGTGGAATGCAGATAAATATTTAGGTCCAGTTGTTTTAATGCAAGCATATAGATGGATTGAGGATTCAAGAGATGAGATTACAGAAGAAAGATTAAAACAATTAAATGATCCCTTTAAATTATATCGATGTCATACAATTATGAACTGTACAAAAACTTGTCCAAAAGGTTTAAATCCTGGCAAAGCTATAGCTTCCATAAAAAAAAAAATAGGAAAATTATAATTGTTTATTTTATATTTATTATAATAAGAAAAAATATTATAAATTATAATAACAATAAATATTATAAAATTATAATGAAAATAAGTTTAAATAATTACTAAATTTTAATATTTTTTAAAAATACTTTCTTGAATAAATTTTGCTATTTTCTTTAGATTTTTTTTTAAATAAAAGAAAAAAATTGTATTTATTACCATAACTTAAATAAAATAATATATTATAAAAAATTGATTAATAATAGTTAATCTAAATTATACATTAATTCTTATAAAATGAATAACGATAACACAGTAGAACTTGAACCATTAACAATCTCAATAGATTTATTAGAAAACAAAATTAATAGTTTTGAAGATTTAGAAGAACTAAAGGAAAATTTGTTAAGAGGAATACTAGTTTGTAATTATGAATATCCATCTCAAATACAATCCCATGTGCTTAAATCAATGTTTAATAAAAAAGATATATTTATACAATCACCAGCAGGTACTGGAAAAACAACAGCATGTTTAATTACTGCATTACAAATTATTGATGAAAGTTTAAATAAACCACAAGTTTTAATATTGAGTGAAGCAAAAGAAATGATTTTATATTCTTGTAATTTAATAAAAAAATTAGGTTATTGTTTGTCAGAAGATAATTTTTTATTAGCAATGGGTGGAACTAATAAAAATGATAATATATTAAAAATGGGTGGGATGATTGGTATTGATTATGAGGATAAAAAAGAAAATGATGAAATAATAAATAAGGATAAAAAAGTAGCAAAAATAATATTTGGAACATTAGGTAGAATTGGTGATTTGATAAACCACAATCCAAATTTATTTGATTCAATAAAATTAGTAGTGGTGGAGGATTGTGATGAAATTATAACAGGTTCTTCAAAAGATATTTTTGATGGAATTTTAACTAATTTAGCCAATATATTAGAAATTAAATATCAATTATGCATGATAACATCATCTATTTCTGATGAAACAAAAACATTCGTTGATAAATTATCTCCTAATTCATTAAAAATATTTCAAAAAACAGGTTATATAATTAATCATTCAATAAGACAAACTTATATGATTACTGAAAATCCGAAAGAATTTATTAATCAAATTCTTTCTAATTATGTAATTGAAAATTATATAATTTATGTTGATTCTAATGAAAAAACAAAAGAAATAAAAGAATATTTAAATGAATTTGGTTATGAAATTGCGGAAATAAATTCACACACAGAGAAAAATCAAATTTACTCAATCATTAATGATGGTATGTCAAGGGGTGTTGTAACAACAAATACTTTATTATTAAACAGAGCAAATTTTAGTAAAAAAAATTTGGTAATTAATTTAGATTTACCTAAAAAAAATAATATTGAAACTTATATTCATAGAATAGCTAATAATCAATTAACAAATAAAAATAGATTGGTCATAAATTTATTAAAAGATGAATCAGATTTAGAAATACTTAAAACAATTGAAAAAACTTTTAAATTTGTGATAAAAAAATTTGAATCGGATGATTTTAAATTTATAAACTAAAATAATATTTTAAAGAAGTTTTTACAACATTTTTTTTGAACTTTTTTTAACACTCTTATTTGAACTTTTTTTAATACTTTTTTTTGAACTTTTTTTAATACTTTTTTTTGAACTTTTTTTAATACTTTTATTTGTGATTATACTTGATTCTTTTGTGATATTTTTTTTATTTAATTTTAAAACTTCTTTATATTTTTTTATTTGTTCTCCCACGAGCTTTTCAAATTCTTTTTTATTTTTTGTACAATATTTTCCTAAAATTTTTTTGACAGTATTAAAAGTTAAATCAACTGTATGAGGTATAACAATACCAAATGGTTTTTCATATAATTCCATTTCTTTAAAATCATCATGAGAAACATCTTTTAAGTTTAATAATTCAACTATTTTTTCTAAATCTTTTTTAGATTTAGCTTCAATTTCCATAATATCTGGACGTCCAGGATTTGTATCCCAACATACTTCGGTATCACCCAAATGCCAAATTTCTCTTAATTTTTCATAATAATATCTCTTAACACATCCTAGTCCTATTAATATATCAACTCCTGTATTAAAATCATTAATATTGACTTCAAGTTCATTAATAAATTCATTTGTACCTTTTGTTTTATATGTTAAAGTGATTTTATGTCCCTCATCTCTTACTCTAACATATGGATTTGATGGAATAAGAGGATTAGTAAATACTTGGACTCTAAATAACCAGTGTCCATGTTTTACAGCTCCTAATTCTTTTAATCTATTTCTAATCATATTTTTATCAAATCTACCATCTTGATATCTATATTCATATTCTAATGGCATATTAATTTTATATATATATATTCATAATATAATAATTTTATATATTCAATTTTATTTATGAGAATATAAATTTAAAATAAGAGAATTTAAATTGGAAGATTTAGAATTTATAAACTAAATACTTAATTTATAAGATAATATTTTAATTAAATTTTTATTTATATTTATAAATACAATAAAACATCTGGTATTACACCCATTTACAAAAAAATTTTTAATTTATTTTTTTTTTATTCTAAATATTTATTTTAATATTTAAAATATTTATTTCTATAAGTATCTAATTTTATTTTTGGTACGAAACTTTTAAATGTTATAAATTGAGCTAATTTGGCGCATTTGAACATAGCCATTCATAATGATTATCGTCAATGACATTTTTATTGCTTATAATATCTTTATCATCAATACTATTTTTCTTCAATATTAGTTATTTCTAAATCAAAATCATAATATAAGAATTTAAAATATGAAAATAAATTATCAATTTTACTAATATCAATAAAATTGATAGATTCAATAAGTATTTGAATTAATTTATTGTTTTTTAAATTTTCATAATCCAAAATATAATATTATGGAATAAATGAACTATCATTTAGAACATTTTGAGTAACAATTAACCAATAATAAGAATATTCATTGATGTATTCTGTAATATCTTTATTTCCACCTCTTAAGAATGGATTACTTTGATTTAGATTATTAAATGAAGAATTTAATCCTAAAACTGATTTATTTAATTGTTCTTGATAACTTGTTTGATATATTTAAGGTGTAATATATCTGCAATCACAGTAGATGATTGAAATCCACTAAAAATATTGCCATGGATTATTGGATCAACTCATTATGTATATAAATTAATATATATATTTATATAATTTAAAAAAATTGATTTATTTTTAAAAATAAGATACATTAAAACATTATAAAAAATGGGTTTAGATTGTCTTATAAGATGGTATGATGGTAAAGAATTTACACATAATTTACCAAAAGAAATAGCTGAAAAATTTGAAGAAATTGTTGGATTAGATATTATTGGTTTTGATATAACAAAATACAATGATAATTATTTTATAAGTTTTAGAGGTAAAGCATATGCGATTACAATAAAAAAATTAACTAATATATCTCTATATAGTGATTTAGAATCTGAAGAATTAAAAAGTCTTTATATGAAATTGGATAAATTTATAGAAACGAGATCTGATTATTATGAATTTGAACAAATACAAAAAGCATATGACAAAACATGGTGTTTGAATGAATGGATAGAATCATTTATTGATGAATATATTCCGTCACCAAATGAAATAATTGGTTTGGGAAAATTATTTAAAATTTGTTATGAAAATAAATTACAATTATATGCAAGTTATTAAAAATAATTAAATAAAAAATTAATCAGTTGATTTTTTAATATAATAAGAAACTGGTAATAAATGTTTTCCAATTTTTATACACACTTTATCATTAAAAGAGTTAGAATTAGTAATATAATTAACATCAAAACAAACTATAAATGAACGAACAACAGGTTCAAAATCCTTTCTATAAATTTTTTTTTCATCAGATTTAGAAATGAGTTTAAAAATATAATTAAAATTTTTTGTTTTTAATTTTTCATCAAAAAGAGATTCAAAAACAATATTTAATATATTCCTACATTCGTTTTTAGTTAAAAATTCATCAGATGAAGAACCAAAAATTTTAAAAAGGTCATTAGTTATATCTTCAATTACTTCAGGTTCTGATATTTCCAAATTATTTTTTTCTACCATTAATATTATTATATATAAAAAAATAATATTTTTCACTGACTTTATTAAATAATTTATAATTAAAAAAATTTATTAAAAAATTATTTTTTAATAAATATTATATTTAAATAAATTTTACGAAAAGATTAATTTTAGTAACTTGTATTATTTATAAATTGTTATCTTAAAGACTTTATGATTAATTGTTATACTTAAAAATACATCAATTTTTATATATTTATGTGTTTATAATTAATTACATTATTTTTTTGCACTTAATAATAATGTAAATTTTTTTAATAATTCTTTTGCAACAATATTTGGAATAATTTTAATATTTTCGTATAATTTAAAATCAAATGATTTTGCTGAATTATCTGACGGATTTTTAAATCCATTTATAGATATATCTAATATCCCATTATAACTAATTTTAAATAATAATTTTATCAAAATCATACCTTTTGGCAAAGGTGGTATACCTATAATTTTATATGAACCAATAAATGTGTTTGTATCACATGGCAATTCTAATCCCTCATAAATTTCAATGTCAATAGATCTTTGACAATCATGTGAAGTTGAAAAATATCTCTCAACACTAATTGGTATTTTAGAATTTTTTTCAATCATTACAATCATATTATTGTCTGGATCATTAATACCAATATTCATAGGAATTATATCTAATAGACAAAAATCTTCCTTGGTTGAAATTTTTTTATAAAAAACAGTTCCTCCTTGTGACACAATTGTTTTATATAAAATTAAATTACTTGACATGGTTTCATTGTTTATCTCAATATCACAGCCTATATTTTTAGTTCCAATAGTATTTAGGTTTATGTTTTGATTAGTATTTGAATTTGTATTTGAATCTGAATTAATAATTGAATATACTTTTTGTTGTAATAATGGTATTTGTGTGGGTCCACCAATAAAAATAATATTAGAAGTTTTATATTTGAGATACATATTTTTAATTGATAAAATCATTTGGTCAATAATATCATTAATTAAATTATTAAATAATTGTCTAGAATAAGTAATTTTAAGATTATCAACAAAAACTATTTTACCTAATTTATTTATAGGAACATTTTCCAAATGAACAGTGTAATTATTTTGAACTGTTAATTTTATTTTAATTTCTTCAGCATATTTTTTTATTTTATTTAACCATTTGTTATTTTTTTTGTCAATTGAGTAACGTGATATTATATCATAAGTTAATATATTATCTATATCAATTCCACCCAATCCATTGTTTCCATCAATATCTATTACTTCACATAAATTTGAATCTGGATAATATTCAACAATAGTTGTATCTATTGTTCCTCCTCCTAAATCATAAATAATATATTTATCAGGATTAGTTGATTTTGAATATTTGCTTATATAATAAACTGCAGCTGCAGTTGGTTCATTAATTAATTTAAATATCTCAAATCCTGCTGATTCTGCTGCTCTTTTTAGTTGTGATCTTTGTAAATCATGAAAATATGCTGGACAAGTAAGAATAATTGGAATTGGTTTTGTAATATCAATTTGATTTAATTTATTAGTAAGCATTTTCTTTAATGCTTTAAAAAATAATCTTATTAAATCACATATTGAAAACTTAATTTTATAATCAGGATCATCATAAGTTCTAATATAAAAATAAATAGTATCTTCATCAGTACTATATTCTAAATTATATCTTAGTAAAAAATCCTTATAAGAATTAACGGATTTAGAAGTTATACCTAAAAATCTTTTAAATTGAAAAAAATAATTTTCCCAGTCTTTATTAGAATTAACTAAATCATTTGATGCACTTCCAATCAAATAATCTATATCAGGTTCTAAATCATTAAATTTTTTATTAATGACAATTTCTGAATTAATAAAATAAATAGTTGTTGGAATTAAAACATCTCCTGTAATATCATTTTGAATTTGTTTCAATACATCATCTTCAATATATGAAATTACAGAATTACATGTTCCAAAATCTATGCAAATATTATAATTCATATTAAGTAAATTGATAATAATTAATAAAGTTTATGTTTTTTTAAATTAAAAATTAAAAATTAATAAATTAATAAATTAATAAATTAATATTAAAAAAAAATTGTAATTATTTAATATGTTGAATATGTGATGATCAATTTTGGATGAACTTTCATAAATTCATGAATATTTTTATCAAGTGTTTCTGATTTGAAAATAAGATTTGAATAGTCTGATTTTGGTTCTTGATAATAAAAATATCTTAAATTTTCTGAAACAATATCAAGATTTATTTTTATTTTATTAAATTTATAATAATAAATTAATATAAATAAAAAAATTCAATTTTTATAAATAACATAATAAATATTTTCTTGATGCATTGAAGACATTAAATGTGAAATTTTTGTTTTATCCAACAATATACTTTTGTTTTTGTTATCATAAAAATAAACTGAATCTAAAGGATGAGATTTATTCCCTCCTAATAATCCAATTTTTAGCTTTACAATTATAATATTTGGTGAATCAAAATCAAAAATAAAAGAGTCATCGTTATACTTTTCTTTAAATCTTTCAAATAATTTTTCATTATTAATTTCTTCGTCTGTATAAAATGTTTCACCATAAATACATTTATAAATGTCACGATCATTTATTTTGTTTAATATTTTTAAAATAGTATCAATTTGTTTTTTCCAACAAGTATAAACGGATTCAAAATTTTTAAGAACATTTGCAGTATTTAATATGGTATGATCAACTAAATCAATAAATTTTTCGATATTTTCATTTTTGATTGATTCTGATATTTTTAATATGGGATTAAGATTTTCTAATATATCTCTAATCATATATTCGATACAAATTGTTGTTTTGTGAGAATAAAATTGTTTATGTAAGTCATATCTAGATCTAAAAACTTTATAAATTTCATAGGATATTTTTTCTGGGAAACAAATATTCTTATTTATCACTTGGACATGCGATATAACTCGAGATAAATCATAAGGAGTTCCAGAACCCAAATAAAATGAATCTCTATATAGATAATCAAGTTTATCCACATCTAATCCATTAAGTGAATTAGAAATGATTTGAAAAATAAAATTCTTAGGTGTGTTAGAATTAGGATTAATAAGTTCTGAAATAAATTCAAATGCTTCTCCATCAATAAATTCACTTAATAAATATTCTTCATCTAATAATTTTATTTTTCCGTTTGATATAATATTTTGTAGCAAAATAACAGATCTTGATTCATGATCAATTAGTTTTGAAGTTTTAATATTTGGAATATCATGCAACCATTCATCAAATAAATGAGAAAATGGACCATGACCTATATCATGAACTAATCCAGCTATCTTGATAAGTTCAATAAGATAATCATCCAACAATGCTATATTAACTTTTTCTAAAAATAAATTACTTTCTTCATTGTCATCTAATTCAAAATGTTTTAACAAATAATTACGAATATATTTAATTTCAAGTAAAGATTTATTTATTTCTGTACAAGATGAATTTTTTTGTATTTTTTCTAACATCAATCCAGCTAAATGATATGTTCCTATTGAATGTTCAAATCTATTATTATTAGCATTTGGAAAAATTAAATAACAAACACCTAATTGATGTAGATATCTTAGTCTTTGAAATATTGGATTATCAATGATTGTTTTTGCTATAGGAGTAAGTTCAATTGAATCATGTACAATATCTTTTATAAATGTCTTTTGTCCTGATAAAAATATTGATTCCATAATATTTTTTGTATATTCTTATATTTATATTTATTTTAATAATTAATTCTTAATATTAATATAATTTTAATAATATTATTATTTTTTCAATTTTTTATGTATATTGTCTTAAATATATATTAATATATATTATCAAATATAAATATTATTATGATAATAATATCATTATGTAGAAACACATTTCAAAGGGTTGCTACTAGTAGCATAAATAATTATTGTAAATTTGTTTATTTTTATAGAAATTATCATTGTGAATCATATGAAAAAAAACTTGAAGAATCTAAAATTTTGAGTGAATTAAATTCATCTGATAAAGAAAAGTTAAATTTATATTATTCATTAAAAAAAATACAATTACAAAATGAAAATTTATTTGAAACAATAAAAAATCTTGAAAATAAAATTGATAAAATTATAATTGATTCAAAAAATAAAAATATGTGATAAAAAATTTATTTTTTAATTTATTTTTTTTATTGCTTCAATGTATTCAAAATTTTTATTAAATTCATTCCAAATTAATTCTCCCAATATTAAACTAAAATTATATTCTACCGGATTATCATTAATTTTACATACATCTAATAATTCAATTGGTATTAAACTCTTTTCTAAAATATTTTCTTTTAACTTGTCACTTCTATTAATTCTGTCACATAATTGAATAATTTTTTCAATACTAACTTTTTTAGTTTTAATATAATCCATTCTTTCTTTCAAATTCATAACTAAATTAACAATAAAATTTACAAGTTCGTTAAAAACATTGATTTTAACATTGTCATCATTTTGTTCATCTTTATAAATTCTTATAGGAACTGGATATGTATAATTTGCAAATGTAAAACTTTTTTTTTCAAAATTTAATCTTGAATATCTATTTATTAAATATTCAATAAATCCATTATAAGGTTCTAATTTGTATTTAACAAAATTACTACCAATGAATTCAGCAATATTTAATCTTATTTGAGGACAAATAGTGTTTGAATTAAAAAATTCTTCATCAATTGGTACTATTTTTTTTCCATTATTATCGATCAATACTTTATGTAAATCAAGTATTTCTTTCATTTCCAGTTCAGAATAATTTGAACCATCAGGTTTTTTAAATTTACCATCACGACGAAATATTATATGTCCACCATGTTGCATTAAATCCCATATAATCTTACCTCCTGGTATTAAAACATGCTCTGCTAATTCTAAATAATCAATGGGTGCAAAATAAACAACTCCTGTATCAAAATGTATTTGATTAATTGAATTTGCTTTAAATCTCATAAAATTATTATTAATATGATCATAATTAATAGTATACATGTGATATTGATTTTCTGCTTCTTCTTTTTGTCTATATATGTCAATATAAAGAGAATATGTTGGTGAATCTTTAAATCTAAAATAATCTGGTTCATTCATACAACCTGCACCTACTAATATATTGTATGGTTCAATTAAATCCTGTTGATCTAAAGGAATCTCTTTATATAAATCCAAAAATACCTCAAATGAATTTTTATTTTCACCATCTGGTAATGGATTAGTTTTCATTTTATACCATCCTTCAAATCTATCTTGATCAAAATGCATTAGAATTGGAAATAATATTTGTCCACCTAATTGAATAGTTTTTTGATTATTTTGATTATTTTGATTATTTTTTTGCTTTAATTCCAAATATTTTTGTCTGTATTTTAAATATTTTTGTTTATACATTGTATATTAATTTATATTATATATATACAATATATAAAAAATTGATTTTTAAATTGTATTGGATAAATATAATAAAATAATTAATACTTATATAAATTATTAAAATGAATCACACAGAATTAAAAATCTTTAAAATATGTGGATATGAATGGGATAAAATAAAATTACTAATAAATAAACTTCCATTGTATTTAGATAAATCAAAATTAATTTTACTTGATAATTTTATAGGAGAATTACATGATGATTTTCATTTGATTATTCCTAGTTATAAATTTAGAGATTATATTATATATTTACTTACTGAAAAAGATAAATCTGAAATTTTAAGTTTCACAAAATTATTTAAACTTGGAACTATGTTTCCTGATTTTAATTTTGATAATTTAATTGAAATCAAAGATGACAATATATTTAATAATATTATTGATAAATATTCAAATGTGTTTATTAGTACTAAAGATATACCATTAGACCCTTTAACTAATTTAACATTATCAAATGATAAATTTAATATAAGTGAATATATTTTTAAAAATATGTTAAAGAGATTTGGCGATTACTCAAAAAATATATATATGACCAATCAAAATAGATTAGAAAAAATAATAAGTTATTTACCAAAATCTAATATGAATTTTACTTCAATAATTTATACATTAAATTTTCAAATGAATCGTAGGTCAACATTATTATTTGAGTATGTTAAAAAAAATATTGCGGAAAAAACAATTATTGACATTGAAAACATACAAAATGATAAAAAAAATAACTTTTTAGAATTATATTTATATGTGTTATTTAAAAAACTTATTGAACAAGATAAATTTGAAGATTTTGAAGAAATATTAAATCTTTTATATTGTAGTTCTCAATTGAATTTGTTGGAAATGATTAATTTAATAAAGCCAGAATTAATTAAATTAGATTTAATGGGATTAAAAAAAATTATTTATTATGGAAGATTTAAAGTATTTGAATTTTTATTTTTTAATATACCATATTTTATTTTAGATTTACTTTCTAAAACAAATCCTCTTGATATTTCTGAATCTGATGATATTTCATATATTGATGATATATGGGATGGAACTATATGGTATGAAAGAGAATCAGAAAAAAAAATAATTGGAACAAGACGACATAAAGAATTAATTAAATTTATTTTAGAAATATGTGCTGAAAAAAATTATTCTCATGTATTATTTACTGAAAATATAAAAAAAAATTGGATTAGTTTAGCTTTACAATACAAATTAGAAACAAATTTTCAAGATTCCAGATATTTTATTTCTTATGATGAATTACTTAAAATTTTAGAACTGTCATTTGATATTAACAATAAAAATTCAATACAAACCCATATTAAAATGTTTGGTAAAAAAGCAACTTGGGATTGGATTAAAGAATCAGGTGATGAAAAATTTTTAGATTTATTTTTTGAATAAAAATTGAAATAATTAAAACACGATTATTTTTAAATTTTTTTTTATATTTTTTAATAAAATAATAATTATTGTAACGATATTAAATTAAGTCTAGTTCAAAATTACAATAATTGACTATTCAACTTTTTAAAGTGAACTTACTATAATATTTTTTTTATTTATTGTTAAAGTAATACTTCATTATCATATGTATTGTTAAAAAAATTGAAAATAACATTGTTTAATACAAATTTATTAAATATATAATTAAAAATATTATTAAAAATGTCTATTTATTCTAATAATATATATGATAATTTATCAAATGATGAAGAAGAAATAGATGATAAAGTAGAAATAGATTTTAAACAAAATAACATATCATTATTGATTAATGATGAATTTGATAAAATATTAGGATATGAAAAGAATAAATTTGTTGAAATAATAACAAAACTTGAAATTTATGAAGACCCAGAAAAATTTTTAAAATTTCAAAAATTTTTTATTGAATTTAACAATGATTTCTGTCATTGTATTACAAGTTATGAAATCAGACAAAAAATATTCAATTTATTAAAAAAAGAAACTTATCCTATTAAAATTGAATATCATTATTTATTAAAAGATTCAATGACAATAATTTCTTGTTCTATTGGTAATTTGATAAATAAAATATTATTATTACCTAAAAAAGAAATTGAATATTTAATAACAAAATATAACAATATTTCATTATCAAATGAAATATTACCATTAGATCCAAATACACAAATATCAATAGACTCAACAAAAACATTTAATTTATCAAATAAAATTATTGGTTATTTGGTAAACAAAAAAAATGGATTTGATGGTGCCAAAAATATCATCACAAACTTTAATTTATTAAAATCAATTATAACAAAAAATTCATTAGAAAATATATATTCAATGCTAAAAATTATTGTTTCAAATTTAAATGTAAATAATTATGATGATGATGATGATGATTCTGATACAAACAAAATAATACTTGAAAAAATTATTTACAAAACAAATATTAATACTGATGAAATTGATATTGATTGTAAAACTACATTTGAAATTAATAATATTTTAATTTTCAAATTAATATTGGAAAACATACATTTAGATAATTTTAGTAAAATTTTATCAAAAATATATTGTAGTTCAAACATGTTGTTATTAGAAATAATTTGTTCATTAAAAAAAGAACTTTTAGATATTAATTTGGAACAATTAAAAAAAATAATATATTATGGTAGATATAATGTCTTTATATTTTTATTTGAGTATATACCATGGAAAATTTTAGAAATATTATCTCAATCAAATCCATTTGATTTGAAGGGTGAAAAAATTAAATATATTGATGATTTATGGGATGGTAATACTTGGTATAATGATGAAAATGAAAAGCCAATTATTGGGAATAATTCTGAACATTTAAAATTGATTAAATATATATCTTTGATAGCTAGTGAAAAAAATTTTTCGCATATAATTTGGACCGATGAAATAAAAAATGATTGGATGGAGACTGTTATTTATTATGATGGTTTATCTCACTTTCAATCCAAATATTATTTTATTAAATATAAAGACTTGATAAATTTTTTTGATGTTAATTTGAATTTAAAAGATAAAGAAGATATTAAAAAACACATATCATTATTTGGAAGAAAAGCCACTTGGAAATTATTAATTAATAAATTTGAGCATGATGATTTAATTTTAGATATATTGATGAGTTGAACATGATTAATATTTTTTTAATTTAAACAATAAAAAAATATATTTTATATACAATACAATAAAGCACCTGTAAGTTGTAAATAACTTGTAGTGGATTTACTCATTACATATGATTTTTTTGATAAAATATTTATTAAATTTATTCTTTGGTCTTCTGAAATATTTTTATAATTTTCAATATATTGGATAAAATGTAATAATACATCTAAAGAATAATATCCTTGTATTTGAAAATTATCAATTATTTTACAAACATTAACAACATCTTTTGCTAAAATATATCCAAGTAATTGATTTAATGTATCTTGAGAAGGAATATCTGAAATATTTAAAATATTATTAATAGTTATTTTACCTTCTGCTCTAAAAACTAATTCTAACATATTTAAAGTTTTTCTTAAATCCCTTTGACATAAATCAAATAAATATTTAAGTGCCTCATTATCATAATCAATTGATTCACATGAGCAAATGTATTTGATTCGGTTTATAAAATTTTCAACAGGTGGTTTTGTAAATCTTATAATTATACATCTGGATTGAATTGATTCTATTACTGCAGAAGAATTATTACAGGTAAAAGCAAATCTTGTCAATGGAAATTTTTCAATAATCGAATTAATTAATTTTTGTGCTTTTGGTGTTATATTGTCTGCTTCATCCAAAATTAATAATTTATGTTGAGCATAACCTTCTTTAAATTCTACTTTTCTTTTACAAAAGTTAATAATAGTGTCATGAACTGATTTAATACCTCTATCATCTGATGCATTTAATTCAATTACTGAATCATGATATTCTTTTGGATAAATTAATCGTGCAATTGAATGAATTGTAGATGTTTTCCCAACACCTGATTTACCTGTAAAAATTATATTTGGTATTTCTTTATTTTTTATAATATTTTTTATTTTTGTATAAATAATATCATCTAATACTAAATCTTCTAATTTCTTAGGTCTATATTTTTCACTAAATGGTAAGTTACTATTATTCATATAATTATTTAATCTAATATTTATTTATTTAAATAAATATTCAATTTTTATGTATTTTTGTATATATTTAAATTTAAATTAAATATTTTTATTTTTTATAAAAACTACTTAAAATACCAATTAATGTATCACCTTGTCTATTAAAATATCCATCCCAATAATAATTTATATACATCTTTTCTCCTTTATCATGTAAACATTTTGCTAAATTAATATGTTCACATGCATTAGAATTTGAAATATACGAACATCCATCAAGACTTTTAATTTTATATAATCCATAACCATTAAATGCAGATTTAACTTGATAAAAATGTGTTCCGTATCCATAATATTCCATTTTTATAGCTCTATTAACTATCTCTCCTAATCCATAAGATTTAATATTATAATCATCTTCCATAAATAAAACTGCCATAGAATCATAAGGAACTGTTTTTAATCCAAATGAACCTGGAAGTGATGCTCTACCATTACAAAATATTGCTCCCCAATCTTCTTTTGCAACAGAATCAAATATTCCATTAACATTTATACATCCATCTAAATCAAAATCAACAACTAACATATAATCAAAGTGTTTAAAATATACATTGACAAAATTTAAATATTGTTGTCTATAAATTGCCATTTTTGATAATCTTTCTTCTGAAAAAGTTCCATACCCATAACCTGTTTTAGTTTTTAATTTACAATTACAATTACCTAAGTCACAACATTCTAATAATATTACATTGGGATTTGATTTTGACCAACTAGTTAATAATACTCTAGAATTATCTGTTGAATCATTTTCAAATAAAACTATTTTATATTCAGAAAATTGAGAACCAATATATTCTAGCCTGGATTTTGTTTTTTCAAATATATCAGAATTATTTCTAACAAGACAACAAATAACAATTTTAGATTTGGATGCAATATTTTTACCAATGACAACATTTTTAATATATTCATTATTATCATGAATTAAATGATTACCATATTGATTATATAATTTGGGATTAAAATATTCATGAAAATTATACTTAATATTAAATTCTATACAAAAAGAAATTATTATACATACTATTATTATTAAAATAATAAGTATTGATATATTTAGTGAATCCATTGTTTTTATAATTTTTTTATATAATTACCATATAAAAAATATTATTTTAAAAATTTTATAAAGTTGTATAATCTATCTATTTATAATGGTATAAAAATTGATTTATTATAATTATATAATTATATAATATATCTCAATATAATTATACATGTCATATTTAAGAAAAAAATATATAGACTCTGATTCTGAATCTGATGAAAATTATGATAGTTATGAAATAAATAATATAGTTAGAGAAGTTATTAGTGAAAATAAAATAACTAAAACTATTTCGGAGGAAAATGATTTAAACAAATTGTCAAAAATCATTAAAAAACAATCAAAACCAGACAAAGAATTATTAGATGAATATAATGGATTATTAAAAAAATATTGGGGTTATGATGGATTAAAACAAACACAATTTGAAATTATTAAAAAAGTTATAGAAGAAAATAAAGATGTTTGTGCCATCTTAGCAACTGGATTTGGTAAATCAATATGTTATCAGTTACCATATCTAATAACCCAGAAAAATGTAATTGTTATTAGTCCTCTTATAGCATTGATGCATGAACAAGGACAAGAAATGACTAAAAAAGGTATTCCTACTGCAGTATTTAATTCTGATTCAACCGCAAAAAAGAAAAATGAAGAAAAAACAGAAATAACTAATGGAATTAATAAATTAATTTTTATGACTCCTGAGTTTTTTATTAAATCTGAAGATTTTATTAAATCTATAAAAAATGATTTAGCAATGGTATGTGTTGATGAAGCTCATGCAGTTTCAACATGGGGACTTGATTTTAGACCTGGTTATACAGAATTGAAGATAATAAAATCATGGATACCACATGTTCCAATATTAACTTTAACAGCTACTGCAAGTACTAAAGTTCGTGAGGATATTTATAAAATTCTTAGATTATCAAATCCAGATTTAGTTATTGGTAGTTTTGACAGACCAAATTTATCAATTCGAGTTTTACCAAGAAAAGATAAAGTTATTAATGATATAGATGTTTTATTAAACAAATATCCAAATGAATATGTTATAATATATTGTAAAACACGTGATGATACTGATTTATTAGCTGATCAAATCACTAATGAAATTGGAATTAAAACAGAATCTTACCATGCTGGTATGTCTGATAAAAATAGAAAAAAAGTTCAACAAGATTTTATTGATGGTAATGTAAAATGTATTTGTGCTACAATTGCTTTTGGTATGGGTATAAATATTCCTGGTGTAAGATTAGTAATACATTATAATTGTCCAAAAAATATTGAATCATATTATCAAGAAATAGGTAGAGCTGGAAGAGATGGTAAACCTGCTGAATGTGTATTGTTTTATTCAGCAAAAGATTTTCAAATAAGTAGATTTTTAATTAAAGATATGGTAAATCCTGTACAAAAACAATATCAGGAAGAACAAATTAGACAAATAGAAAAATATATTTATACAACTGTATGTAGAAGAAAAGTAATTTTAGCAAATTTTGGTCAAGTCATCGAATCTTGTTCTAATTGTGATAATTGTATTAAATCCAAATTATTTAAACAATATGATGTTGAATTAATCGATTATACTTGTCCCATTTATCTGATTTTGAATGTACTTGCTAGAACCAATGGAAAATTTGGTTTGGGTATGAGTTTGAATGTGCTAGCTGGAAAAAAGTCTAAAGTTAAAGATTGGATGGAAGCATGGGATGAATATGGTTCAGGAATATCATTTGGTAATGATGATTGGTGGAAAGAATTAGCTAGATATTTATTAAATAATGATTATGCCATTGAAACACAAGCACAAGGAATGTTTTTTAGTACTATTAGTTTAACTGATAAAGGAAAAGAGTTAAGAAATAAATTTTTATCAAATTATCCTAATTATCTTGCTATTCTTCAAGATTCGACAAATCCTAATTCTAAAATATATAAATCATTTCAAATAAAATTACCTAAAATTCAATCAACTAGTCCTATTAAGACTAATAAATCAACTAGAACATCAAAATCTATAGGTTCAACAAACTCAAGTAAAACTACTAAACCATCAAAAACTACTAAATCAACCAAATCCACTAAATCAACAAAATCTGATAAAGAAGAAAATATTAAAGATGTCAAAAAAGAAAAAATAAATAAATCAACTTCAACTTTAAACAAAGAAACTAAAAATTCCAATTCAAATATTGATTTGTCAACAATTGGTATAGGTTCAATCAGAACTAAATTATCTCATATTTTAAATTCTGATTCTGATTCTGATTCTAATTAGAATTATAATAAAATAAAATTATATTAATTTTTTTATTAAACATGATCACTCCATTCTAATGATTTGATATTTGATTTTAATTTATCATCTAATGTAAAAGCTTCAATTATTTTTTTTTCATCTTCATTAAATTCAAATTTATCTAAAAATAATTTAAATTCTTCCAACATTAAATCAATTTTATGTTCAAATTCTTCATAAGACATATTTTTGTAATCAGAAATAAATTTTTTAATTTCATAAAATATTTGTTTTAAATATTTATATTTATCTGGTGAATTATTTAATACAAGAAAACTAAATCTAAAATCATAAACATTGTAAAAAATTTTACCATATTTTTTTATATAATCAGAATCATAAAATCTTTTGTCTTTGCTTAAATCAATAACACAAACAAAATCCTCATTAATTTCAAGTTTTTTTCTTAATTCAATTTGTTTTTGTAATACTACATCAAAATAATCTACTGGCGACTTGAATATAATTTTGTATTGGACTTTATGTGTTAAAAATTCTACCATTTTTTGGTGTACTGTTTATATATATTTATTTATAAAACTTTAAATAAAATATTCAATTTTTATTAAAAAAATATTTATACTTCAAGAATTTCTATTTTTGATGCTGATTCAGGATTAGTCACTGAACTAATATGTCCATCATTATCAATGTATAAATAAAATTGTGTATTCGATTCTGAAATATAACCAAGTACATTGAATCCATTATAAATAAAAACTTGGATTACAAAATATTGATTATATGGATTTGATACTGTTCTTATACCATTACCTTTGTATGTGGCCAATAAATAATCATTTGGATCGGCAATTGTTCTTAAAGGAAGATATTCCCCAGGATTATCAGACATCATAAAAACATTTCCAAATCTTCCAGGTAAAAATTTATTAAATCCTTCTTCTTGACCTGATATTAACCATAATTGTGTTCTTATATCTCTTATCATAAATTTTTTTTTGGCCATGAGCTCACATCTTTTATAAGGATTTAGCGTTAACACATCACCACGACCAGCACATTGGGTCAAATCATCTTGATTTGGAAATATATCAAAATTTTCTTTGTCTTTGTTATTTTCTGATTCTGGTTCAGATGTTGAATAATAATTGGTATTGGGTGCAGTATGATGAATATAATAAATAATTAAAATAACTCCAACAATAATTATAAAAAATAATAGATTATCCATATAATAATATATATTTTATATAAAAAAAAATATTCAGTATTTTTTTTATTCTGACAAAAAAATATTTAATAATGTTAAAATTTATTTTCTAAATCTGATATTCGTTTTTTAAGATCTTTTATCTCCGCAACTAAAATACCTATTAGTCCAATATAATTTACACTTTGCATCTGTTCATCGTCTTTATCACCATTTACTAATTCGGGAAATATTTCTTGGAGTTCATGTGCAATAAAACCATATTCTTTTTTTTTATTTATCTTATTTATATATTCTACAGGTTTTAATTTATCTATATTTTCAGAAGATTCTATTGGTTTAATAAATTCTTTGATTCTATAATCTGATGTTGTT